ACCTTTGTGTCGAAGAACTTCGGAATTGACTTCCGTCGTCTATTAGCTGCGGTTCGTCGTCAACGACCTATTATATGTGACAATTCTGCTTTCATGAGACAAGTAGAAGACGAACTATATGGACGTGTTCAGAGTGAGGAAAATAAGGGACACGGGATCAACCTCAATGGGAACTCTTGACTCTGTCCATCAGGACATTATAACCGGATTGCGAGATGTGAAGTCTCGAACATCTGAGCTGGAAACAGAAGCAGCTGAGTTGCGAACTCGTATTGAAGCATTGAAGTCTTCAAACGAGATTGTTGACGTTGTTACCTGCTCGAACTGGGAGACACGTCTTCGCGACATCGAACGCGAAGTCGCCCAGACGAATCCGTTGGAAGACTATTACATGAAAAACATGGACATCCTGATGGATTATTACAAACGTCCGGATGCCGTGGCCCAGCCCACACAGAATCCAAAGGATACGACGTTCATGAAGTTCTTTACCGCCGCTTCCCCCTCCGATGGAGTGTCTAAGAAGCAGATGTTTGATGAGTATGTGACTCGTATGAGGTTGTCAACCGTTCCAGAGGTGACTCAACAGATGACGGAACACTGCAATGCGTGTAACGTTGCCCGTGAAGAGATCAGTTCCGAGGGAATTCTTGTCTGCCCGCGATGTGGGTCGGAAGAGTATTCGCTTGTTGTGTCTGACTTCCCTTCATTCCGCGATCCTCCGAAGGAGCGTAACAATTACGCCTACAAGAAGATCAACCACCTCAATGAGATCCTGAATCAGTTTCAGGCAAAGGAGTCGACCATGATTCCAGAGGAGGCGATGAATGAGGTTGTGTTGGAGATCCGTAAGCGTCGCATCAACAATATTGCTGATCTGACGGAGAAGGAGATTCGCGAGATTCTGAAGAAGCTGGGACGCTCGAAGTATTACGAGCATGCAGCCCACATTCTTTCGCGGTTGAATGGCAATCCACCCCCGACCATTACGCCAGAGATTGAGGAGAAGATCCGTGCGATGTTTCAGGAGATCCAGGCACCGTTCCTGCTGTACTGTCCGAACGACCGCACGAACTTCTTATCGTATTCCTACATCCTCTACAAGTTCTTTGAGCTGTGGGACTTGGATGAGTACAAAGTCTACTTTCCCTTGTTGAAGTCACGTGACCGTTTGATCGCACATGATCAAATCTGGGCGAAGATATGCGACTACTTGAAGTGGGAATTCATCCGTTCTGTGTGAACATTCATGAGGCCCCGATATAGATTTCGGGGAGAGCAGCCTTATGTGATGCGAAGGTCCACTTTGGCTCAGTTATAACAGGAATCGTGTTGCGAATAGGTTCGTCGGCGATCGGTGACTGTCCCACTCTCTTCTCTGGGGCACGGTTAGAGTCTGCAAGGTTTATCGGATGATGGATCATCTTGTAGTAACACTCCATCGTAGCTAGCGTATCACCCAATGCAGAGTGGGCACCTTCCATAGGCTTTTTGAAGAGATGTGTATACAGATTCACAAGCTTAGGAGACTTAGCCATATGCATGACGTCCTGTCCCATGTTCATCGTACATACACGCTTCTTCGAAGCGAGGTAATTGGGACGCCCAGAACGGACGAGCTCGCTTGCGACAATATGATAATCAAATTTGATATTGTGCCCGCTAATCGTGTCGACAGAGTCGAGATCATTACAGAACTCATCGAGAACGAGACGACGATCGCGTCCATCGGCCTCAGCCTTCATTGTGGAGATACCGTGATAGATAAACGTTTTATCTGTAGAATACTCACCGTTCGGTTTGATGATATAACGTACCCGCTTAATCTCCCGTCTCGTTATAGGATCGGCGACAATGTATGCAAGTTCGACGATTCGAGACTCGTTATATTTCACTATTTGTTCTGGAGGAAAGTACGTGTCGTATCCGCATCGTGTAGGTAGTCCACTCGTTTCGGTGTCGAAGAACATGATATTGGACATCTTGGATGACATCAGTTGTCTCTTTCAGTGACTGGATTCGTTTTTCAAAACTCGTCGTCGTCATAAGTAAATGAAGGTATATGTCTATCTTTACGAAAATCGCGAGCCGTTGTCGGTCGAAGACCTCTCTGGCCCCGAAGGAGATGCAATAAAGGAATCTTTGAAGAAGTATGGCAGTCTGTTTGTGTACACAAACGAAGACTATGCGGTGATTAAAGATTTCAATGAAGCAAAGTTCAATGAAGCAAAAAAGAAGTTCAACGAACGATTTGTGATTACACCCAAACAGCCTCGTGGCTCGAAAAAATGGGGTACAGTTAAGGTGGAGTTTCGGACTACAGAGTTAGACCCAAAAATGAAAGTGCAGGAGGCTGGTCGTCGTAAGACAAGGAAGTCCAAGAGACGTGCTCGCAAAACTCGTCGTACCAGTAAGCAATGGCGACTCAAGAGGACATAGACCAACGGTATTCGATCAAAGACGTATTTGAAATTGTCAGCACCGCCATTGGACCACACTTTCAAGATAAGATGGCAACCGTCGGGAAAGAGACACAAATCCCACTTACAGACTTCATTCTTCGGTGCGTTGCCGAAGAGATGATAGATCGATGGACTGGTGATGTTGACAACAAGAATAAGGTTGTGGAAACCGTGCTTGAAAATGGTGGATATGGTGAATACGTGATTCCAACAGGAAAAATGGGAGGACTCTCTGGTATTTACGTGATTCCAACAGGAAAAATGAGAGGACTCTCTGGTATTTCAGGCGGACGTCGTGGACGGTCCATCGGGTCCCGTAAAACTCGTCGCCGTCATAAGTAAATGTCGTGGCTCAGACCTAAAGTTAGTCCTGAAGTATTGGAGCAGCGAAAGAAAGAGGATGCGGCGCGTAATGAACGGGTTATGAAGGAATCAGCGGAAAACCGGGCCAAACAGCAAGCTGCATATGATGCCTACCAGAAATCTCTCGTTACACCTACTCAAACGAAGCCTGTAACGGAGAAGAGTGGCAGTCAATATATTGTAGCTGCACCCGGGTTTAGACCTGTTGGACGGGGTCGCAAAACCCATCGTTTCAAGAAGGCACGGTCGAAGAGGTCTCTCAAGGGTCGCAAAACTCGTCGCCGCCACAAGTAATGATACTTACTCCAAGAGAGGAAGCATGTATGGTCGCCTATATAGCCATGTATTACACGTGCAATACCGAATGTTTGAAAGAAATCGGGGCTATCGTCAAGAAATATGGTTCAACTGATCCCAAGACCGTGTATCGAGGACAGAGCAACGGGGATGCCGTGATTGACAGTAGGAAGCCCTTTGTGTCCACATCACCGAGCAAGGAAATGGCTGAGCAGTTTGTAGAACGAGAATGGGAGCCTGAAAGGAAGGTCGGGAATTTGTTCACGATACATCTTGAGGGGGCCAAATGGCTAAGCACAAGAAGTATTGAGTTTACGCTTGACGATAAAGTCAAGGAAGAGTTGAGGACGATAGTCGGCAATAAGCCCATTCAAAAGGAAAAGGACTATACGCTAGATGAGTTCTTTCCTCGCATTGGACCGCTACTCAAAGAACTGCTCGATGAAGGCGAAGAGATATTGGTCTTAACCGGGCCGTTCTATACCGATATGTCCAAGACGACAGAGGGATTCAAGACAGTTGGGCCGAATGAGTTTGAAGCGTGGCGAGGCGGGCGGAGGAAGACGCGGAAGGGAAAGGGTCGTGGACGGTCCACAAGGTCCCTCAAGGACCGTAAAACTCGTCGTCCTAAGCCCAGGAAATCGTATAATGTCTGGTGAACCAACTTCGTATCAGGCGGCACTCGGGGAAAGCCGCCTTGATTTCAAATTCAGCCCTGACTCGCACAAGTCCGTCAGGGATGGTGAAGTATAGTTCGCGTTCGCCATACTTCGCCACCGTCTCAACCTGTTCTACTAGTTTCGTAATGAACCGATCCAGTCTCGCATGATCATCGAATAACGCCCGCAACTCTGCTGCGGTGGGCATTATTACGAAGACCCGTCTTCCGTGTAGATAATGTTTCCGTAGGGCGGAAGCATCTTAACCGGTCGCTTCGGGGGAATCGACGTAGGAGTAAACCTCTCGCGGATAAAGAACGAAAGGACTGCACACAGAACTAAAAACGCAAGGGCGTACTTGAACCACTTCCTCATTATGTTGAGGCCCGAAGATTTACGCGGCTTACAACAATGGATTTTGTAGACGCTTCGGTCTACGAGAGCTTCTTCGATGAAGCTGATACTGGGAAGGTTACTATTCCACAAGGGTCGAGAGTCTATCGTGGTGATGGGGCACTCGGAGTTGCGAAGGCTCCGTCTCCGGACGTTCCTGCGTTTTTCGGGGATAAGAAGGTCGCTGAACTGTACTCTAGAAAGAATCCACAGACCATAACCTCCTACACAACAACGAAGCCGATCACTCTCTTTGTCATGACAGGCGATAGCATCCTCGAAATCCTTCGTGAGAATCGCGATGATCCTCGGACGAACGATCTTCTCACAAAGAACTGGCTACGAAAGTTCAATGATAGTTATGGCATCGCCCCAGCTACGTTTATGGGAACATGGGGCGATCAACCACATCAGGTCATTGCTGGAAACAGGGTGTTTGCCGAGCTGTTATGCAAAAAGTACGACGGGTGGATTGTTCTCCCCGACACGCTTGCTGAATTCAGGGCAAACATAGTGAATGGAAAGTTGGCGGGGTGGCGAACCGGAATTCATGCACCAGAAATCATGCTGTGTAAGTGGTCGGACAAGATGTCAATAAAGAGTAGTGTTTCCGGCGGACGTCGTAAACTGGCGGTCACCCGACGCAGACGGGGAGGTAGGCGGAAGCTTAACCGGCTTCGCAGCCTCCGCCGTCACTGAAACAACTAAGCCAAACGCAAGGAGTGCAAGCAACACATAGAGAATACGAGACATTTGTTACTGTCTGATATTCTTTCATGCCTCGTTCACATGCCAGGAAACCTCTCGCGGTTCCATACAAATGGATTTCTTCTCCGTTGATCCACTCGTGGTAAGCGTAGCCTTTATCGGAACTCTCGTCTTTGCACTCGCAGGCGTCGTCGCCTGGCTCTACTGGCAGCAGATGAAGCTGTTCACGAATATGAACACGATCATTGCCGCGTTTGCCGATGTTCAGGCTGTCCCAGAGCCGCCGCCTCCCCCGCCGGTTGAGGAGGACGACCGTGCATCGGTTGAAGATGATTCAGAGCCTGTGATTCCTGATGTGGTCGATGGTCCCCCGCCGCCTCTGGATACGGACAGCTTGGAGGCAAAGACTAAGAAGGAGCTCCAGGAGATCCTGACGAAGCGGGGGATCCCGTTTGGACGGGCAGACTCGAAGACGGTATTACTGTCGCTGTTGAAGGCGACGGCGTAGAGTATTTAATCCAACTCAATCGGAACGGCTTCGTCGGCACGTTTAATGTACAATCACAGGGCATTTATAGAGTATAAGGACAAACATTCAATGAAGATCGTATCATTCGACGTGGGACTGCGAAACCTTGCCTATTGTGTGCTCGAAGGAACCGATCGCACAAATGTCCGCATTGTCGACTGGAATATCATTGACATACTTGGTGAGTCCGCCGGTGTCGGGGCAGTTCACTGTTTCAAGTGTAAGACAGCTGCCCGTTATGAACATGCGTCGAACGGAACTTTTGCCTGTTCGAAGCACATTCCGAAGAAGAAGACGCGGTTGACGAAGGCTGCCCTGAACAAGCTGACTCCGAATCAACTGCATGAACACCTCGCAACCGAGGGGCTGACAACCGAAGCCACGAAGAAGGTGGAACTCGTCGCCCTTCTGTATAACCATCAGAAGCAGAACACATGGAAGAAATGCGTGTCGTCTGCGACTCAGGGTTCGAGTCTCGGCTTAGCCCCCGATATCATTCGTAGTCTTGACCAGCGATCAGAGTCCTGGAAGGGGGCTGACCTTGTTGCGTGCGAGAACCGGATGGATCGTCGGATGTTTGGCGTTCAGGCGATGTTGCAGATGTATTTTTGTTGCCGCGGATTTCGGGCAACAGGGGTGTCGGCGACTCACAAACTTTCAAACATAGTGACGGTGGAAGATTCGACTGCAAACTATAAAGGTCGCAAAAAGACAGGCATATCTCACGCATACGCTCTCGTTCCCGCAGAGAACCA